GACTTCGGTGAACATGCCCGGCTTTGCGGTCAGCCGCTGCCCGGTGTTGGGGTGGAATACATCATGATGCAGCGTGGCCCGGTTGGCGCGCGTGTCGATGGCGGCGGTGTGTCCTTCCCCCACGATGATGCCTATTTGGTTGCAGATGCGCTTGAGAACCTGGCGCGGCGTGAGGTTGCCACCTATATCGCTGAGCTTGCCCGAACCGGTAGTGCGCCGGATCCGATGGTGGATGCGCAGCCAAAGGTGCGGCCACTTGACTGGCAGGAAAACCAGCACGGCATGCGGCCAAGGACTGCGGATGCGACTGATCTTGGGCCAGAGGGTTGGAAGCCTTTTTGCCGTATCAATCGCAAGGGCAAGACGGTCTATGATCGCTCGCGCTGCACCCCAGTGAAGATAGAACCAACAGTGCAGCAAATTGCCAACGCGCGCCGGGCTTGGCTGGATTGGTGGGGTGGCCTGTTGGATGTGCGCCTGACCTTGCAGACCGGCATGCCGCTGACCCGTTGGGTGGTGACGGATGAGATGCCGCCGATGCGCCCTTGGCGAAAATGATTTGACTTTGAAATCTGCCCCCCCTAGACAAGACGCACTCAACACAGCTGCGCCCGGAGTGGATCACACCACTGCCGGGCGTTCTCATTTGTGGCATTTACCCCAACATCGGAGATCATCATGAAACAACTGGCCCTCGCCAGCGTGGCACTTATTGTGGGTGCCTTCGCCGCCTTCGCTTCCCCTTCAACTGACCGGGCATTCGACATCCAGCCCCCTCCCTTTGTCGAGTTGATGGCCGTTGATGACGTCGGCCTGTCCAACCTGCAGGCCATTGCCCTGCTTGCCGAGGCCGTTGCAACAGGGGATATGCACATGCACATCGCACACATCGAAGGTGCCACGCGCACCATTGGCAAAACACAGGGCTATCTTGGCCTGCCCATCCGTGACGTGAGGATCAACTGTACGGTGAATGGTGAAGACACACCCGCGATGGTCACGGCCTGGCATCCGACACCGGATGAGCTGCAGGCATTGATGAAGGGCGCGCCGGTCTATGTTCAGTTGCTCGGCCAGTCGCACCCACCCATCATGGTCGGTACTGGCCCCGAGCCTGACCCGGTCTGATAAGCCTAATGGGTAAACTGGCGGGCCGAGGCCTGCCGCCTCGTTTGGCATCCGCACCACCTCGATTGGGGCGGGCGGCACCTCAAACGGAAACTCAGCGCACGCAACAGCGGGATGAAACCCAGCCTTGGCGCGCCTGGTACAAGACGGCGCGTTGGCAAAAGATGCGCCTCAAGGTGTTGAAACGCGATGACTACATCTGCCAACAAACCGGCGCGAGGTTGATTGGCAAACACCCTGCACCAAACAGCCCAGTCGCGGATCACAAGACCCCACATCGCGGCGATCCGGATCTGTTCTGGAGCGAAGACAACCTGCAGACCGTGTCGAAGGAATACCACGACCGGATCAAGCAAAGCCAAGAGCGGCGCGGCGACATCTGAGCCGTCAACCACACCCAACCATCAAGGGGGGGTGGGTCAAAAGTCTGGAACCCCTCCAGCCCTAGACCCGCCTCCCCAGCATCTGGAGATTTTTTTCTTGAGTGACGTGGAATTTGACCTCTTTGGCGATCCTTGCACGTTACCCAATGGGCGGCGTGGTCGCCCGAAGCATGTGCCAACACAAAAATTGCGCAATAAAGTCATAGTGTTACTGGGGCTTGGATGGAGCCAAGAGCGGATAGCCAATGCAATTCACTGCTCAGGCCCAACCCTGCGACGGTATTATTTTTCGGAATTGAAACGCCGGTCAATGCAGCGAGACCGATTGGATGCCTGGCGGTTTGAGAAAGTGATGGCCGCTGCTGATAGCGGCAATGTTGGTGCGCTTCGGCTTTTGGATCAGCTGGTTGCCAAGAATGATATGATGCTGGCCGCGACCCGATTGCGAGATGCTCAAGACGAAACTCCACTTGAAAACATTGGCAAAAAGGAAATGGAGCGCAGGGCCGCACATGAATTGACATCATCGGACAAGGTCGAAGGCTGGGATGATGACCTGAAACCGGGGTACGCAAACTGATGGACGGTGGATTTGATCATCACCGTAACCCGGCATGGAATACTGCCGTGCCTGATTGGGAAGATCGTATTTTGAATGGGCGTTCGTTGATCCCTGATCTGCCGTTGTTTGATCAGGTGGCCGAAAAAGCGCTGCGCATTTTCAAGCGATTGAAGGTGCCAGACCTGATTGGCACCCCAACGTATGGCGATGTATGCGAAAACTGGGTGTTTGATTTGGTTCGCGTCATCTTTGGCAGCTATGACCCGGAAACCAAACGCCGGATGATCCGAGAATTTTTCCTGTTGATCCCAAAGAAAAACGGAAAATCAGCGATAGCAGCTGCGATAATAGTGACGGCCGCAATCCTGAATGAGCGCCCGCAAGCGGAACTTCTGTTGATTGCCCCGACGCAGGAAATTGCAAAGATCGCGTTTAAGCAGGCCAAAGGCATGATTGCGCTGGATGATGCCCTGGCAAATGTCTTCAAAGTGCAGAACCACGTTAAGACGATCACACATCTGGACACTGAAGCTGAGATCAAAATCCTTTCATCTGATGGCGATGTGATTACCGGCTCTAAAGCTGCATATATCCTAGTGGATGAAACGCATGTTCTGGGGTCGAAGCACAAGGCTCCTGATATTTTTCTTGAGCTTCGTGGAGGTTTGGCCTCGCGGCCAGAAGGTTTCATGCTGCAAATTACAACGCAGTCAAAGGAACGCCCTACCGGCCAGTTTGACAAGGAGTTGGTGCGGGCCCGCGAGGTTCGGGACGGGACGCGTGATAGCTCTCTTTTGGCTGTGCTGTATGAACTGCCACAAGAAATGCTTGAGGCTGAAGCGTGGCGTGATGAGAAAACATGGGGGATGGTCAATCCCAATCTGGATCGCTCGGTGGCGCTCGAATACTTGCAGGAAAAATACCAAGAGGCGGAACGTGATGGCCCAGATGCGATGGCGTTGTTTGCTTCGCAACATCTGAATGTTGAGATTGGTATAGGCCTGAACTCTGGCCGATGGGTTGGTGCTGATTACTGGTTGAAGGGTGCCAAGTCCGACATGGATTTGCAGTACATTCTTGATGTTTGTGAAGTGTGCGTGGCTGGTGTTGACGGTGGCGGACTAGATGATCTGTTGGGGTTTTCGGTGATGGGCCGCCATGCGCAGACCAAGGAATGGCTGCATTGGGGGCGGGCCTGGGCGGATCGGGATGTGCTGAAGTTGCGCCAGATCATCGCGCCCGAACTGCTGGCTCTGGCGGCGAAGGGTGAATTGATCCTGGTGGATAACATCGAGGAAGAGGCTAATCCTGAGATAGTAGAATTGTGCAGCCAAATCCGGGACGCGGACCTTTTCCCTGAGCAGAATGGAATTGGGATGGATCCCGAAGGTGTTGGATCAATCATTGATGCGCTGGTCGAGGCGGGGTTCGTGATCGAAAACATCGCGTCAATCAGTCAAGGGTACAAGCTGAACGCAGCGATCAAAACAGCGCCGGTCAAACTAAAAAACGGGACAATGAAACATTGCGGCCAAGGCTTGATGACCTGGTGTGTGGGCAATGCAAAAACCGAACAGCGAGGAAATGCTGTGATCGTAACAAAAGCACAAAGCGGATCGGCTAAAATTGATCCGCTGATGGCAATGTTCAACACGGTGATGTTGATGAGCTGGAACCCAGTATCCGCCAAGAAAGACCTGAGTGCATTCTTTGAAAATCCGGTGATGGTCGTATGATGAAATTGATGCGCGCCGCCCTGCGCGGTGTTAAGGCGGAATTGGCGGCTGGTGAATCTGGTTGGGTGGCGTTGTCTGGCAATCAGTTGTTCAGTGAGATGGGTCTGTTGTCGAACGCAGGCACCACAGTGTCGTCTGAAACCGTTATGCGATTGTCTGCTGTCTGGGCTTGTGTGAGCCGGACATCACAGCTGATTGGAACGCTGCCGCTGAACCTATATGAAAAGCAGCTACAAGGCGGGCGCGTGCGTCTGGACAACGAGTTGTCAGCGATGGTGACGAATAAGCCGAATGTTGTTCAAACTTCGGTTGAGTTTTGGGAAGGCACGGGTGCACATGCTTTGCTGCATGGCAACAGCTATTCTGAGAAACTGATGATCGCAAACCGATTGGTCGGATTGCGGCCATTGCTGTCTGCGGTGCCAAAACGGCGTGGTGATGGTCGGTTCGACTATCATGTGAACGAAAATGGTAAGATTTATGTATTGCCTCCTGAAAAGGTGTTTCACCTTCGTGGGTTTGGCGGTGGCGATGGCCTGGGCCTGTCGGCCGTCAAGTATGGAGTTCAGTCATTTGGCGCGGCTCTGGCGGCGGATTGCACGGCGTCCAAAGTGTTTTCCAACGCGCTGATGCCGTCTGGGGTGCTTGAATCGGACGATCTGTTGCAGCCAGAACAGCGAACGCAGTTGCAAGAAATGTTGGCCACCTATTCAGGATCCAGCAAAGCGGGAAAAACGCTGGTACTGGAAGCCGGGTTGAAGTGGAACCAGGTGCAGATGAATCCTGAAGACGCGCAGCTGCTAGAAACGCGGCGGTTCCAAGTCGAGGATATTTGCCGATGGTTTGGCATGCCTCCAATCATCATTGGCCATTCGGCAGAAGGTCAAACCATGTGGGGATCGGGTGTGGAAAGCATCATGCTGTCGTGGTTGACGACCGGCATCAACCCGCTGCTACGCCGGATCGAGGCCCGCATGAACTGCGATCTAGTGCCGAGTGACAAGCGCGGCCGTTGGTATTTTGAATTTAACCGGGAAGCCATGCTGCAGATGGACAGTAAGGCCAAGGGAGAGTTCCTGTCGAAAATGGCCACCTCTGGCACACTGACGGCCAACGAGCGCCGGGAAGTGCTGAACAAAGATCATCACGCAGATCCGGCGGCGAATGATTTGCTGGCGCAAACTGCGCTGGCCCCGCTGGAAGACCTGAGAAAGGAAGACACATGAAACGCAACCTGCCAAAGGTAGATGTGAGCGTGCGCCCTGGCGTGCGCAGTGATATTAGCTCCACCGCGATTGACCGGTGGAGCCCTGATCTGCGTGCCGCTGCAAATGGGGATGACGCCACAATTTCCATTCTCGATCCGATCGGTCAGGATTTCTGGGGTGAAGGCGTGACTGCCAAACGGATATCGGCGGCTTTGCGATCCATCGGGGATAACCCGGTCACGGTGAATATCAACAGCCCTGGCGGCGATGTGTTTGAAGGGTTGGCGATCTACAATCTGTTGCGGGAACACAGCGCAGAGGTGACAGTGAATATTCTGGGCCTAGCCGCGAGTTCGGCATCGGTGATCGCTATGGCCGGAGATCGCGTCCGGATTGGCCGCGCGGCGTTTGTTATGATCCATAATAGCTGGGTGATCGCCATGGGTGACCGCCACGCGCTGCGTGACGTATCTGACTGGCTGGAACCCTTCGATGCTGCCCTTGGGGATGTCTATGAGGCCCGCACGGGCCTGTCGCGTCCCAAGCTGATGGGCATGATGGACGATGAAACCTGGATCAATGGCCAGTCGGCGGTTGATCAGGGCTTTGCCGACGATCTTTTGGAATCGGATGACGTTGCCCATGACGGTGAAGGGGCCTCGGCCAAATCACTGCGGGCAGAAAAGAAATTTGACCTTGTTGCAGCGCGAGCTGGCCTTTCGAGAAGTGCCGCCCGCGATCTTCTGCGCGAGTGCAAGGGGGGCCTGCCTGGCGCGGCCCTGACCCACACGCCCGGTGCTGTGGATTTGGCAGCGCAGATTAATGATTTGCGCGACTTTTTGAAAACATAACTGAAAGGAAAGACTGTGAAAAAGTCTCTCATTAATACCAGCGCCCTGGCGCTGCACCTTGCGGCGTGCCCGGTGGGTGTGCTTGCTAAACCACGCGCGGAAGCAACCGGTGATGTGGCCCACGCCCTTGCTGGTCTGAAAACCGACATCACTGCTATGCGGGAAGATCTGTTTCCGAAGGCCGAACTGGCACTGAAAGAAGCAGCCAAATCGGGCGAGATCGGCGCCGAAGTGAAAGTGGGCCTGGACAAGCTGATGGCCGACTTCAACGAAGCAAATGCGCAGGCGGCTAAACTTGAAGGCAAGATGGAAGTCTTGGAAACCCGCAACACTGACCTTGAACAGTTGGTGGCGCAGGGTGGCATTGGCGCTGGTGGCAAAGTAACCACGATGGGCGCACAAGTGGCCGAATCTGAGGGCCTGAAGGCATGGATTAGTGGCGGCGCCCAAGGCTCGCACAAGATCGATGTTCAGGCAGCTATCACATCTGCAGGCGGGTCAGGTGGTGGTCTGATCTGGTCAGACCGCGATGAGGTGCCGGTAAATATGGCCCGCCGCCGACTGCGGATCCGTGACCTTCTGGATGTGGTGACAACCACAGCGCAGGTAATTGACTACACCAAGCAGACCACGCGCACTAACGCCGCAGCCCCCGTGGCTGAAGAAGGCGCGGCCCCAGCGTCCAGCTACGGTTGGACCAAAGACACTGCCAATGTGCGCAAGATTGCCCATGTTACCCATATCTCGGATGAGGCACTTGCGGATAGCGGGCAGCTTCAGGGTGAGATCGATGGCGAGATGCGGTACGGTTTGGACTTGGTCGAAGAAAATCAGATCCTTGCTGGCGATGGCACTGGCGAAAACTTGTCGGGTTTGTTGACCGATGCAACAGCGTTTTCTGCGGCGGCGGGGCTTCCCAATACCGACCGGATTGAGCGCTTGCGGTTGGCGATCCTGCAGGTGACGCTGGCCGATTATGCCGCGGACGGTGTGGTGATGAACCCGACGGACTGGGCGGGGGTTGAGCTGCAGCGCGAAACCGCCACGGGCAAGTTTATCATTGGTGGGCCCGATGCGCCTGCTGGGCCATCCCTGTGGCGTTTGCCAGTGGTCGAAAGCAACTCGATGACAGCGAACAGCTGGCTGGTGGGGGCCATGATGATGGCTGCGCGCCTCTATGATCGGATGGAAACGGAAATTCTGATTTCGTCCGAGCATGGCACCAACTTCGTGGATGGCATGAAAACGATGAAGGGCACCAAGCGTCTGGCACTTGCTGTGCGCCGCCCGACTTCGTTGGTGACTGGTAACTTCACCTTCGCCTGATCCGGCGTCGAACCACATACCGACGGCGGGTGATCTGCCGTCGGTTTTTATTGAAGTGTATGGAGGGAAAGCCCATGCTAGTAAAAATGACCCGCACACAATGCACTGCCTTTGGCATGTTGCATTCTGGTGTTGCATATAATCTGGATCCGAAAACACCTGATCAGGAAAAATCGCTCAAGCTTCTGATCGAGCGAAAATTTGCGGTGAAAACTGCAGCGAAGAAACTTGAGGCTGCCAAGGCGTCGGCGGAGGAAGTTTCGCGCGCAGGTCAAGATGCGGCGGCCCAGGCGGCTGACGTGGGCGCCAAAGCCAAAGCCAAGGCCGATGCTGATGCCAAAGCCAAGGCTGATTCCGACGCCAAAGCCAAGGCTGATGCCGACGCCAAAGCCAAGGCCTGATCCGTGTCTAAAGTGCAACTGGCCGAAGTGAAGGCGCATTGTATCATCGAAACGAACGACGATGATGCAATGCTTCAATCCTACATTGATGCTGCCGAGCAGCGTATTCAGGATTATCTTCGCCGAGATCTCGACACCGATTACCCCAGCGATTGGCCGACGCCGATCGTTACGTCTGTCATGATCCTTGTGGCTGCTTTTTATGCGGATCGTGAGGCGGCCAGTGGCAATATCATTCCCGTCAGCGTTAAAGGCCTGCTGGCGTCGTATAGGGTGCATTCCTGATGAGGGGTGCGGGCGGTTTGCAAGAGCGAGTGGCGTTTGATCCGCCACTGGTTGCCCCGGACGGGTCACATGGTGTCGAAACTGGTTGGGACACGGCCGACGCGGTCAACCGGCGGGCTGAATTCATCTATCAGCGAGGATCTGAGGCGGTTGAGGCCGCGCGCTTAAGTGGCCGGGCCATCTACAAGATCAGAATCCGATCCAGTGCGCAGACAAGGGCCATCACCACGGCCTGGCGGATGCGGGATTTGCGCCGAAAAGATCAGCAGGACAAGGATGTGGAATACAATCTGCGTGAAGTTGATGTGATCACCAACCGGCAGTGGATCTACATCATTATTGAGGGCGGGGTGGCGGTATGACTAGCCCCTCCTTGGAGTTGCAAACCCTTGTGGGTGACATTCTGAAAGCGAATGCGGATGTGGCCGCCATTGTGGGCGATCACGTCTATGACGCGATGCCATCCAGCGGCAATTATCCTTGCATCACCTTTGGGCCATCTGATTACAGCCCAGAGGATGCTGATTGTATCACTGCTCGGCGCGAGACATTGCAGCTGGATTGCTGGGTGCAGGCGCAAGGCAGGCTTGGGCCCGCCAAGCAACTGGTGGACGCTGTAAAGGCGGCATTGCACCACGCGGATGCAGAATTGCCAGTGAATGCACTTGTGTCGCTTAACGTGGTTCTGTCGCGCGTTTTTCTGGATCCGGATGGTGTGACTGGCCATGGTGTGGTGCAGGTTGGCGCGCGGATCGAAGAGTTGTAATGGTCCAGGGTTTGGATGCGCTCAAGCGGCGCTTTGAAGCGATCCCGCATAAGATCATTGACGACCTAAAACCCGTGATGGAGCGATATGCAGATCGCATTGTCGGGCATATGCGTAATTTGGTGCCTGAAAAAGAGGGCAAGCTAAAGCGTTCCATCGGTTGGACCTGGGGCGCGGCACCTGCCGGGTCACTGAAGATTGGCAATGTGGGGGGGCGTGCATTCGGTAAGCTGTCGATCACGATCTATGCCGGGGATGACAGCACGATTGTAGCCAACAGCCGGGGCGTGGAGTTCCAGAACGCGCTTATTCAAGAATTTGGAACATCCAATTCGCCAGCCAGCCCATACTTTTACACGTCATGGCGTCTTGAGCGCCGGGCGGCAAAAGGCGCGATGACGCGCACCATTCGAAAATCCATCAAAAATTCATGAAGAGGAGAAAATCATGAAGAGTATCGTTGTGACCAAGGTGTTCAATCACACCCCTAAAACAGGTGGCAAAAGCTATCGGCTGGAGCCGGGTATGCACACTGATCATATTCCTGCGTCTGTGCGTCAGGCTGCTGTGGATGCGAAATGTGCGAAATATACCGAAGCCGACCCGGCGAAGTCCCCGCCTGCGAAACTCTGAAACTCCCGCCCTTTCCGCCCTTGGGCAAGGCAGCAAAAAAGGAGCCTGAGCAATGGCACTTCCTGAAACTGGCGGGCGCAAAGACGCGGTTGTCATGGTTGAATTTGATCCTGTGGGCGCGGCTGGCACCTACACCAACTGGTGTGGTGCAAACAGCATCCGCTTCGAGATCGCCAACGAAACCAAATCCCAAAAAGTGGGTGATTGCGATGATTGGACAGCGCCGGTGCAAGAGTTGGTCAACTATTCCGGGCAATCTGTTCGGATGAATGTCGATGCGAGTTGGACGGGCGCGACCCATGCCAAAACGTCTGATTGGGCACTGAACCAGAAAAAGCTGAAAACACGGGTTCATTATCCCAACGCGTTGGTGGGTGAGGTCGAGTATTACGATGGCACAGCGCTGCTAACCGGGCTGACCAACGATGGCATCGGCAATGTTGAAGGCGATGTAATCAGCGAGTCAGTTTCGCTGGTGTTTGACGGTGGTGTAACACCAACCGCGAAGGCCTGATTGTGGACGCAAAGTTGCTACCATGGGTGGGGGGCGAGCATTTGTTCGCCCTCCGAGTGGGTGAGTTGGAAGCCCTTCAATTGGCCACCGATAGCGGCCCCGGCGAGGTGCTGAGCCGTCTTTATACATCAATGACGTTGGATGCGCCGCACTTGGGGCCGTGGCGCATTGGGGATATCATTGACAGCTTGCGCCTTGGGTTGATCGGGGGCGGAACTGAGGCCTTAGAGGCCCGCAATCTGGTGATGAAGACACTGGATCGGCATGGTCCGGTTGCGCTTTTGGGGGTGGCAGCAGAAGTCCTGGTGCATTCCATCGCGCCCAGACCCAAAGATGGGGAGGGCGAAGACGCGCCGGGAAAGCCCGAGGGCGAGACCGCGACCTCAGAAAGTGGGACTTCGCCGAAATCCTGACCGCTGCCATGCGGGTTGGAATTGCACCGCGCGAGGCCAAGAAAACCATGCTGCGAGATTTGAAAACCGTGATCGAAGGTCTGGCCGAAGGTCAGCCCGGCGCACGCAAAGCAAAACCCATGACGCGAGAGAAATTGCGCGAACTCGGAATTGAGGGGGCATAATGCCTAACAAAGAACCGCTGGATATTGAGCTTGGCGTTACCTTGGCCAAGCTGACCAAAGAGCTCGCGCGTGGACACACTCAAATTGAGAAGTCGACGAAGCGCATGGAGGCCTCTTTTCGCAAAGGGTCAGAACGTTCTGCAGGGCATTTTAAGCGCGTGGACAGTGCGCTATCCCGCACCTCTGGTAATATGAACCGATTTGCTGGCACGATTGTTGGTGCGTTGGGTGTGCGCGAGCTCCAGCATTACGCTGATGCCTGGACTGTGGCGGGCAACAAGATTGCGGCGGCTGAGGTAATTGCCGGACGGCAGGCCCGTTCCTTGTCTGCAATCAACGATATCGCGGATGAAACCCGCACTGGCTTGACGACTACGGCAGACCTTTATGCCAAGCTGTTGCGGGCCACCAAGGATGTGGCTGACAGCGAAGAAGATGTGGCCCGCGCCACCGAGTTAACCAACAAGGCATTCAAAGCTGGTGGGGCCGCAGCGTCAGAACAGGCTTCGGGCATCTTGCAGTTGGCGCAGGGCTTGTCTTCTGGGCTGTTGCAGGGTGATGAATTGCGGTCAATCCGAGAAAATGCCCCAATCATTGCCCAAGCGATTGCCGACGAGTTTGGCGTGACCATTGGCGAGGTCAAAAAGCTGGGTGAAGAAGGTCAGTTAACTGCTGATCGGGTGTTCCAGGCAATCCTGAATGCGCAACCAAAGATCGAAGCTGCTTTTTCCAAGACCAACAGCACAATCGGTGAGGGTTTCACAGCCCTGCGCAATGCGCTGACCGAGTATATCGGCGCCGCCGATGGCAGCGTGAACGCCACGGGCAAGATCGTATCTGCACTTGAGCTTCTGGCCGGTAATCTGGATGCCGTTGTGATTGCTGGTGGCATTCTTGGGGGAAGGTTCATTGGCCCGGTGTTGCTGACGCAGTTGACACGCGCTTTGACTAACGTCAGGGCGGCTCAGGCGGGGCTTGTGGGCCTTAGCGGCGCAGCCCGCCTCGCAGCGGGTGGTATGGGCGTCCTAAAGGGAGCGCTGGGGCTTTTGGGGGGGCCTTTCGGGTTGGCAATTGCTGCGCTGACGACACTGCCCCTGCTAACCGATACGACTGCCGACAAGGTGGATCGTCTGGAAGGGGTGGCGCGTACTGCCCACGGCGCTTTGAAAGAATTTGCCAGGCAGTCAAAATCGGCTGCAGAAGAACAAGCCAAACTAGAAGGCAAGGTTTCGTCTGCGACAAGCGCTATTTTGAACCAAAGCAGGGCAACCCTGCAGGCCAATCTGACAGATCTTCGGGAGGAACACCAAAATACGTTGAACGACATTTTGGGTGTAGGTGTTTTTGATGTCAGTGCTGTCACCAAGCCGATTGATCAGATCGAAGATCGGTTAGCACAGATTGCGCGCACCAATGCCAGCAATCCGGTTCTTGAGGGGGTACTTGCGCAACTGAAGGCATTGGAAGCTGGCAACGGCGACATTCCGCGCCTTGTTCGTGAAATGGATCGTTTGGCCGGGGCGGGTGACGAAGTCATTCAGGTGACAAAAGATATGTACCATGGCTTGCAAAATCCTGAGAAAATTGACCTATCCCAGACCATCGAACAGATGGTTGTTCTTGCGGAGGCTATTGGTGGCTTTGATGATGAATTAACGCGTCTTGAAGAGGCTGATGGGCCGGTGGAAACTACAGCCGCTGCGACGGCGCTTAGCGAAGCATTGTTCGATGTGGCCGATGCCGGTGAGCTTATTCGCGGCAAAGCCGGGCGCGCGCTTTTGGACATGTTGACTGCCGCAGGTGCATCGAAGGAACAAATTGAGCTTATTGAAGCGGCATTGAAGGCGAATGCCGATCAGATGGATGAAATCATTGCGCGTGGTAACCCGTTTGATAGCACCGAGGATGGGGCGAAAAACGCCAAAGATGAAGTCGAAGGACTCGGCGATGCTCTCAAGAAACTGCCCAAGGAAATCAGCACCAAGATCAATGCGCTGGGGTCTGCAACGGATGGTGTCACAGCATCGGCTGCCCTGTTGCGTCAATTCGAAGGGTTCCGGGCCACGCCCTACAATGATCCCAAAACAGATAAGTTGGGCAATCAAGTTGGTCCAGATATTTATCGCGTTGGATTTGGGTCTGACACAATCACCCTTGACGATGGCAGCATTCAGAAGGTGGTTTTGGGCATGCGCGTGTCTGTGGCGGATGCCAACCGCGATTTGTTGCGTCGTGTCGAAGAGTTTCAGAATGTCGTGCGCGGGCAGATCGGCACGGAACGATTTGACAGCTTTACTGCCGCACAACAGGCGGCACTAACATCCATCGCATACAATTATGGATCACTTCCAGATCGGATTGTTGGTGCGGTGCGCGATGGTTCGAGTGAAGAGATAGGAGCTGCGATCCGGGGACTTCAAGGGCCAAATGGTGGTGTGAATGATGTTCGGCGGGTTGCCGAGGCCACAATCTTTGAAACAGGAATAGGAATTGAAAGTTCGGCCCTGCGTCAAGAGCAAGATGCGGCGCGCGCCCGCTCGGACGCAGATCAGGCAGCGCGCCAGTCGGCAGAGGACACCACACGCGCCCTGGAAGAGCAAATGCAGGTGCGTCTGGATTTGATCGCCCTGGCCGATCAGGAGGTGGCAGACGCTGAATTTGAAGCCAGTCTGATCGGCAAATCTGCCGAAGAAGTGGCCCGGCTGCGCACTGAATACCGGCTTTTGAACGATGCCAAAGCCAAAGGCATCGACGTCAATGAAAAGATCGCCGGGTCTGAACTGACCTATGCTGAACATGTTCGGCAGGCGTCAGAAGCGGTGGCTCAGGCCACGCGGAGCCTTGATCAAAACAAATCCTCAACCAAGGATTTTGAAGGAGGAATCGGCGAAATTGGCGATGCCTTTGCCGATGCTGTTCTGGAAGGTGAAAAATTTGCAGATAGTATCAAGCGCATATTCACTCAAATTGCCCACGACATTCTTGCAAGTGGGATCAGCAACTCGATCAGAAATGTGTTTAGCGGGCTCTCTGGTGCACTTCCTAGTGGCACTGGCGGCGGTTCAAGCGGTCTCTTTGGTGGCGCGATCATTCCCGGCATTCTGCATGAAGGCGGCATGGCCGGTCAGGATGGATACAGCCATGGACGGGCACTGCCTGCATCGACATGGACGGGCGCACCACGGTTTCACACTGGCCGCATGCAAGGCCTGCGCCCAAATGAGATTGCGACCATTCTTGAGGATGGCGAGTTGGTCATTCCGAAGGGCGGTTTCAAATCCGGTGCTGCAGGTGAAAGGCCAGGCATGAATGTGGTGATTCACAATGCGCCAGAGGGGGATCATCAAGTTGAGATGTCACCAGACGGGCGGCAATTGGAGATCATGATTATGGATACTGTCACGGGGCCAAGGGGGCGGCGCGCAATGCAAAGCACCTACGGAGTGCGCCCAACGGCAAGGGGGCGCTGAGATATGCCAGATTGGCCATCAACTGTTCCATTCTGCGTGGTGGTGGACACCTACCGCGAAAAGCCGCGTGACAATGTGCGCCGCTCGTCGCCTGATTTCGGGCCGCGTTTTTCGCGCCGCCGGTTCACGGCTGTGTCTACGGATATTACCTTTGCCTTGCCGGATATGACCTTGGCCCAGAAAATCACTCTTCAGAACTGGTTTTCTGATGATCTGGCGGATGGTTCGGTGGCCTTTGATGCGGATCACCCTGTTACGGGCGAAGCAAAAACATTCAGTTTTAATGCGCCGCCAGAAGTGCGCGCCAGCGGCAACCTATTCGCGGTCACGATCAATCTGGAGCAGTTGCCATGAGAGAAGCCCTTTCAGGCCCCATGTTGGCGGCTATGCATGCCCAGCACACCAGCGAAGTCATCCTGCCACTGATTAAGATGACGCAGGATGGATGGGAAGATCCGATCTGCATTGTGCCGAACACCCAGCCGATCGTGCATCAGGGTGACACCTATTTGCCTCTCGGATTTGATATCGCGCTGCCAGATGAGGAAGAGGACACAATCCCGGTGGTGGCGTGGCGCGCTGACAACACGGATCGCCGGATGGTGCAGGCCATGCGATCAGTCATTGGGCTGGTGCAAGCCCGGATCGTGTGGGTATTGGCGTCCAGTCCTGAGCACATTGAAGTTGGGCCATATGACGTGGAAATGCGCAGTGCGAAATATGATGCCCAAGAGTTGAGCGGCACCATGGGGATCGAACCGGTGTTGGATATGCCGTTTGGCTATATGCAGTTTAACCCCAAAAATGCGCCTGCGTTGTTCTGATGTGGACAGATGACTGGGTTGGCATCTCCTACCATGAAATGGGCAGGGGGCCGGAAAGCTATGATTGCCTGGGTCTTTTTGTTGCTCTGCAATCAGCGCGGTTTGAGCGATCTATCTTTGATCCGCTTTGTACCACAGATGAAGCCATTCAACGTGAGATTGCGGCACGCCAGAAGAGGCTTTGGGAACCTGTTGAAACCGCACGCGAAGGCGACGCGGTGATGTTTCGTGTCTATCGCGCGCCGGTACATTTGGGCTTTGCGCTGGATGATCGTCGCATGCTGCATACCGAAAAGGCCACAGGGTCACTGATCGAAGAATTCCGCGGTTCCAGATGGGGTCAGCGGCTGGAAGGAATTTACCGATATGTTGGATGATGCGGGCCTGACAAAAGGGTTTGAGGTGGTCAGCTATGACCACCCGTTCCGGTCGGATTTCAAACATGCCAATCTGCCTGAAGGATTGACCGTCGCTGAACTGGTTGTGCGCGCGAAGATCGATCCGAAGTTTCTGCCCGATATTCAGGTTGTGATCAGCAAGGGTACGAACCAAAGCATCTTGCCTATGGATATGTGGCACCGCGTGCGCCCGAAAGAAGGCAGTCACGTCCTGATTACACCGCGTGTTCAGGCGCCTGTTCTTGGGGCTGTGTTAGCGGCGGCGCTTCCGGCTGTTGCAGGGTGGGCCGCAGGCGCATTATTCGCCGTTGGCACGCTGGCATATTCGCTTGCCTTTGCGGCCTTCACCATTGTTGGATCACTTTTGATCAATGCGCTGATCCCGCCGTCAGCACCGCCAGCTCCGGCCTCGGGAGACTTCAATTTCTCAATCACCGGCATTTCCAATGCCGAAGCGCGCTATGGTGTTTATCCCACTGTTCTGGGGCGGCACCAAATGTATCCGCCGAAGACGGCGAAGGGGTATACTGAAGGCGAAGGCGAAGACATCTATTACCGGGGGCGCTTCACCTTCGGTTATGGACCTGTCGCGCTGGAAACCCTTAAAATTGGCACAACACCAATCTGGGAATTTGAAGGCGTCGAGCTTGAATTTTTGAATGTCGATAAGCCGCGCACATTGGCACACATGCCTGAATTGGATGCTCTGGTCACTGAAGTTTACAGCCAAAACGAAGTGCCTAATTTCAGTATTTATCGCGCCGGTTATACGCCCACTGTGTTCGAGGCAGTGCAGGAGTGGAGCGGCGTCTATGAGATTGAGGCAAACAGCCTTGCCAAGAGCTTCGCGCTGCGTTTTTCGGCACAAGAGAAGATAGCATGGGCAGGTGATCCCGAGAACAAGCCACCGAATGTGGGGTGGCAAGAGGCTGGCGGGTTTTCCCTGACCGTCAAATCGCGGCCTTTGAATTCTGAAACCTGGACTGTTGTTGATACGATCACGCGGCCCGATGGGGGGAAAACCGCCTGGCAAACCACAGCCATCGACACATCGCAGGCGTTGGTGTTTCGGGTCGAGATTGCGGGCGGTGATGTTGATCGCGTGAGGATTCTCGAATCCAATATTGAGTTTGCGGACGGCGCGCATATTGGCGGCTGGCGTCACGGTGGGGACCGTATGTCGCTCTATCCCGATGACGTGGCCGAAGAGCCTTATTCGGTTCTTTTGTCCGAAGATGTGGCGATAGTACGCGAAACGCGAGACCGGGCGATTTCAGCCGAAGTGGACGTGACCTATCAGGGGCTGGTCTGGTTTGATGGTGATGGCAACCCTACGCCGTGGACTGTTGATGTTAAATATCGCTACCGTGAGTTTGGTGCCGCAAATTGGATCGATGCGGGCACCATGACCCATGAGGGCGCGACCACCAGCCCCCTGCGGTTTTCCAAGTCCTTTCATTTCCCGAGAGAGGGGAAATACGAGATTGAGCTAACCCGCCTGACCGCTGAGCCGGGATTGGAAACCATCCGCGATGATGCCTATCTTTCGGCCATTCGATCAACGCAGGCCGGTGCTTTGCCCAGCCATGGAGGCCGAGCGCGCATTGCCGAAGTGGCAGTGCGCCTTAAAGCCAGTGATCAGCTTAACAAACAGTTGGAATCCCTGAACGGGATTGTGCAGCAATTGGCCCCGGTCTGGGATGGCACAGAATGGGGCCCACATGAGCCGGTACGCCATCCGGCTTGGATTTATGCCCACGCCCTCACCGGGCCGTCCTTGAAGCGCCCAGTGGCAAGGGACCGGTTGCAACCTGACGATCTGAAAGCATGGGCTGACGAAGAGTCGCATTGGACTTGTGATGCTGTGATTGATCAGCCTGCAACCGTGGGCGAGATCGTTGATATGATATGCGCGGCGGGCCGGGCACGCCGCACTCTGCGTGACATGAAATATTCAGTCATTCGGGACGGGGCAGCCGGTCCGGTCGTTCAACAATTCAGCCCGCGCAATTCGTGGGGTTTTCAAGGTGTTCGCCAGTTCCCAAAGGAACTGCATGGCCTGCGCGTGAAATGCATTTCAGAGCGCATGGAGTGGCAAGAAGACGAAGTTATTGTCTATGCAGACGGATACGACGCCACCACGGCCACCGAATTGGAAGAACTGCCCCTGCGCGGGGTGGTTCTGAGCAAGGATGACGCCACAGGCGGCAATGCCTGGCGCTTGGGGCGCTACCATTTGGCGCAGAGCATACTGAGACCCGAAGAATTCACCTGGCAGGCCGATATTGATCATCTTCGCGTAAATCTAGGCGACAAAGTGCGTCTGGTACATGACGTCCCGTTGATTGGTGTGGGTGTAGGGTGGATCAAATCGCTGACCAGCAGTGGCGACAACCTGACGCATCTGGTGTTGGATGAGTTCATGTCGCTGGCCGGTGGGCCGTATCGATTGCGCCATCGAGCGGCAGATGGATCAGAAACCCTGTTTCACGCCAACCCGCCTGCCAGCAATGACGGCATCTGGACTGTAACCGATGTGATTGGTGCCGCTGGTATTGCGGAAGGTGATCAGGTGCTGGTGGAAGAAATGGGCCAAGACAGCATGGAATTGCTGATCAAGTCGGTGCGTCATTCCGGTGATATGACTGCAACCCTGACCGGTGTACCAGCTGCCCCCGCTGTCTTGCAGGCAGATCAGGGTACAATTCCCGACTATGAGCCGATCCTGACCAATGTGACGCCCCGCGAGGTGCTGCGCCCGTCTGTGCCGGTTATCACCAAAGCCTTTGTCGTGGTGCAGGGCGCACCTGTCGTGGTGACGGCCCGGATCAAGATTGCGGAATATGACCGTTTTGATTCCGAGAAATTCCGCGTCAAGGTCATCGACCCTTCCGCCGTCACCACTCCATACGGCCCGTTTAGCGAAGGTGAATTTGAGGTGCCATTGTCCGCAACGGGCATCTACAGCATCGAAGTGCGCCGGGAAAATCGCGCCGGTTTGGTATCTGATCCGGCGATTGCTGAAGTTGAACTTGCAACCGCCATGTTGCAACCCGGCACGCCGGGGTCTGCAAATGGCGATATTGCTGGTAATCACGTCACCCTAAGTTGGGCAACAGATGATCCCAAGGCACATTTCTATGAAATCCGGTTTTTGGCTGACGGCGTGCCGGGTGGCTGGGCTGATGCTACGCCGGTTGCGCAAAACATCACCAGCGACACAGCGACGGTTCCGGCTCAGGCGGGCACCTATTATGTGGCGGGCGTGTCGCAGCTTGGCCAGCAGAGCGAAACACCGGCAGAGGTCACACTGCTGCCTTCCCAGATTTCACCGGATGTGTCGCAGGTTTACGCGGAGACCAAAGCCGCTCATGACGCTCTCGTCGGTGATTTTGTTGGCAACCTGGAGGATGGATTTGACGGTCAACGCGAGGATATTCTGTCGATCTCAGGCCATGGTAATATCGTTCACACAACTGATGCCACCGGGGGTGTTGGCGATTGGTTTGACACAGGTGAAAATGCCGATGTACCGGCCCACGCACCTGTCGGAGCAAAGTCTCTTGATTTTCTGGATGGTGCCCGAGAAAAGCCTGGTAGGTTGGGCAACCCGAATGGCCGAACCTACCGGATCACCGCATGGGTCAAATCCAATGCTGTCAATAATCAGTGGTGCCTTCGTGAAGCCAGCACTGGGGCGGCTCTATCAACGTTTGGCTCTATCGGCGATACAGGCGGCGCTTGGATTAAGGGCAGTTGGGAAATCACTGGCAATGTTGATGCCTTAAATTTCTGCCCCGCTATTGATGTTACTGTTTCCGGAACAGATGAAATTCTCGCTTACGATGTTCGTTTCGAGGACATCACCGAAGCCGCAGACATTCGCCAAACTGTTTACACTATTGCTGAAACTGATTTTGCTCTTGCTGCACTGGAAACCGCCCTTAACGTCAGCATAGGGAGTAACTCAGGCGACATAACGAACATCATGGGCCTTACGGTGTCCCCACTCAGCGCCCTTGGAGTGTTTCTTACCGAGATGAACGTGGACGTAAATGGGAATAGCTCTTGGTATTCTCAAACCGTTAGCACTTTGGCCACCATAGAGGGGAACATGGCGGCCAGTTACGTCTTGGGGGTTGGAGCGGGAGGGGCATCTGCCGGGTTGGAACTTCATGCCTCAGCTGACATCGCTGGTGGTCCGGTCAGTAGCGTGAAGATTGCAGCGGATGCCTTGATCATTGGGCGGGGGAATAACCTGCTCACGAACACAAACTTCGCAAATGGTGTGGCAGATTGGAGCTTTGCAGCCGGTAGTTCTCAGTCAACCGAAACCACCATGTCGCTGCGCCCCCCTAACGCGACCTATGCAGGCAAAACTTACCCCACGCTCATGGCCTTCCAAGATGGGGCGGGTGCGACTGGGATCGCAGATATCTACTACACCCCACAAACCTACGGTGCGACTGTCAGTCCGGGCTTGCCGGTGAAAGAGGGTCAGTGGCTCGAAACTCATGTCTTGGGTTCCGTCGAGCGATGCACGGCCCCCATTGTGATCTACTACTACAACGCCTCCGGGGGTTACGTTGGAGACAGCGGCACGCTTGACACAATCAACACTTTAGGGGACATCAGTGATCCGAGCCAATGGGATCAATTCGGCGGGTTCCACCAAGTTCCGGCCGGGGCCGCGTATGCAACGGTTGATTACCGAAAAGGGGCCACGACATCGGGCACTTCGAGTTATATTTTTCTGCATGAACCCTACCTCGGGATCACCCATGAAGGCGCGACGGAATTTTCCGCATATGCCCACGGGGGTGTAACGATGATCACAGGCGATGGCATTATGGCCAACGCGATCACAGCCGAAAAGATAGATGTTGCTGATCTCTCTACAATTTCTGCAAGTTTTGGTGATGCAACCTTTTCCGACTACATCCAGAGCGTTGCGGTCAATGGCGATGGCGATCCGCTTGTTAAGATTGATTTCACGACAGGTGAGGCAACTTTCTTGAACGTGACCGAAATGAACCCAGAGGCGATACAAGCATCGGGTACTGCGGGCGGCCTAGTGGTACTCACTTTGGGGTCTCCATGGCAGACGTTCAGGACACATACGATCATCGGCGGTGGTTACGAGCGACAGGTTTTCATCAAAGGTAAGCTGCAAGCTCATTCCAGTGGGGATTATTACACAGAAGCCCGTGTCTATCGGAACGTCAAGACAGCGGGAACCTGGAACGGTTGGGAGTTGATGGAGCTATTCGATGGTGTCCCGGAGACCGATCCTAAGTGGACGCCGTTCACCTTCCATGAGGTAATTCCGGACTGTGAAGAGGTAGACTACGCAATACAGGTGCGCTTGCAGGGACCGAGTATCCCCGGTGGCGGCGTTGCCAACACTGATTTGGATTTCCAGCCCGGCATTCATTGGCAAGAGCTTTACAGCCCGTCCGTCGATTAACCCAAACTTGTATGAACGAGCAAAGCGGCTTTATGCGTGATCCACAATTAGCAGAAACACCGGCTGACGTGATGCAGGCCATCGAATGGGCCGAAGCCGAAGCCGAAGCCGTCAAAGCTGTGGCGACAGCAAAGACACAAATTTTGGCCTGACACTCATCAACATTGGAGAGACAACCATGACGCAGATTGTTCTGATCTGGGCGCTGTTCATCTGTGCCCAGTTTGCAGATGTATGGACCACGAACAAAGTTCTAAGCCAAGGCGGGCGTGAGCTGAATGGTGTGGTCGTGCGGATCATGCTGGCCGTGGGCCTGATCACTGCGGCTGTCGCCGCCAATAACTTTGGGCAGATCAAATGAGTGATGATAAGCCACACTGGACGCTGGATCGCCGCATTCCACTGGCATTGATCCTAGCCATTTTCCTGCAATCTGGGTCGGCCATATGGTGGGCGGCAGGCGTGTCTGGGCGCTTAGGTGTCTTGGAGCGGGATGAAAGCCGTGTCGAAGCAGACGTTCGGATCAATGAACGCGCAATTCGCGTGCTGGAAACGGGTAGCGCTCGCCAAGAAGAGCGTTTGAACGAAATTCTGAGGTTGGTTCAGGCCATAGATAAACGCCTGAACCAAAGCAACCGGTAAGGAGAGACGAATGAAACTTATCCCAAATGCGGGGCGTGTTGCCCTGCGCGCCCATTCGATGTGGGCCAATTATCTGGGCATTCTTTGCCTGATCACACCCGAATTGATCTATTGGCTGTTTGAGCGCGATACCAACCCGCGCACCTGGTGGTGGCTTGGAATTGCGCTGATCCTTTACGGCGTGATTGGCCGGATCAAAGATCAAGGCATCGTCCGTAGCCCGGAAGCCGTGCTGATTTTTGCTGTCCTTATGTCCATCGTCCCAGAACCACCCGCTGCACAGCAGACTGGGCCAGAGGTCACAGAGGCACAGTTCGTTCATGTTGCAACGCCTTTGGTTGCTAAGTGGGAGGGCAAGCGCAACAAGGCGTACAGGGATATCGTCGGCGTCTGGACGGTCTGTTATGGCGAGACACGGGGTGTGCGTCCAGGTGATACCTACACCGACGCAGAGTGCCATGCCATGTTGCAGGCAGGATTGCTGGAATATCGCGCGGGTCTGCACGGGTATTTCAACAATGACACAATCAATTTGCGCCTGACGCCACACAGGGACGCCGCCTATGTGTCTCTAGCGTACAATGTTGGTATCCGTGGCGCAGGCAAAAGCACGGCGACCCGCCGGTTGAACGCAGGCGATATTGCGGGTGGCTGCCAGGCCCTCGGGTGGTGGAATAAAGCTGGTGGCCGCGTGGTTCGAGGGCTCGTCAATCGGCGCGCTGAGGAAACGCAGCTTTGTATGCGGGGGCTGGCATGATTGCCGCGCTGGCTGCCTCTCTGGGCCTGTCACATGCCGCTGCGCGTCTGATGTTGGTCGCAGGCCTGATGCTGGCGCTGTGGGGGGCTGTGGCCTGGCTTAGAAACGATGCGGCAGCAGATGAGCGCGCAAGACTGGCAGCAGAAGCGGTTTTTAAGCGGATAGAAACCATTGAAGATACCAAACGGAGGCGGAACGATGTTGAAAAATTGCCTGATGATACTTTGCTTGACAACCTTCTTGGCAGGGTGTCCG